GAACTACAAAGATAGATACGGCATTACATTAGATGATTATAATGCCATGCTAAAGAAACAAGACAATAGATGTCATTTATGCGGCAGTCATAATGATGATACCAAGTTATATGTAGACCATTGCCACTCAACAAAGACAGTTAGAAAGCTTTTATGTCAGTTTTGTAATACTGGATTAGGTCAGTTTAAAGACAATATAAAGGTAATGAAAAAAGCAATAGAGTATTTAAAAAAATATTAACAGGAGTAACGACCTCGTAAGAGAGTTACAATAAGATGGTAAAACAAATAAAGACAGGCTATGAGCCGAGAGCACCACAAAAAGACATACATAAAATGGTTAAGGATAGCCGTTTTAGTGTAGTGGTAGCTCATAGACGAATGGGTAAGACAGTGTGTGCGATTAACCAATTGATTCATTCAGCACTCAACTGTGATAAACCTAATCCTAGATTTGCTTATGTAGCACCAACTTACAATCAAGCTAAAAGAATTGCATGGGACTACCTGCTAGAATATACAAGACCCTTACAAGCTAAAGCCAACATTGCTGAACTGCGTGTAGACTTTATGGGCAGAAGGATAAACTTGTACGGAGCAGATAACCCTGACAGTCTGCGTGGAATCTACCTAGATGGGTGCGTTCTTGACGAAGTTGGGAACATTAATCCTACACTATTCACAGAGATTGTCAGACCTGCACTAGCAGACCGATTGGGTTATTGCGTAGCAATGGGAACACCAAAAGGACAGAATCACTTTAAAGACTTGAGAGACAGAGGGTCAAGAAGTGAGGGTTGGGAATTACTAGAATTTAAAGCATCTGAAACAAAGATTGTAGATGCTAATGAGCTCAAAGCTGCTAAAGCAGAGATGGGTGAAGATAAGTATCAACAAGAGTTTGAATGTAGCTTCCAAGCTCCAGTAGAAGGAGCATATTATTCTTCTATCATTAATAAACTAGAAGAACAGAATAAGATTATAGACATTCCTAAAGACGAACTAGCAAGAACTTATACTGGCTGGGATTTGGGTATGTCAGATTCTACTAGCATATGGGTTGCACAGATAGTGAATAAAGAAGTGAGATTGATAGACTTTGTAGAGAATCATGGTGTCGGTCTTGATTACTATGTAAACTGGCTGCGTGAACATGACTATATGTATGCAACGCATATATTACCGCATGATGTCGCTGTAAGAGAATTAGGCACAGGTAAGTCAAGAAAGGAAATGTTAGAAGAAGCAGGTTTAAACATTACAATAGCAACCAAGCTAACAGTGATGGATGGTATTGCAGCAGCAAGGCAACTACTACCAAGATGTTGGTTTGATAAAGACAAAACAAAACAAGGGTTAGATGCAATACGGAACTATCGTAGGGTATTTGATGAAAAGAGAAATGTATTCCATGACAGACCACTTCACGACTGGAGTAGCCACGCATCTGATGCGTTTAGATACCTAGCCGTAGGAATGGATGAATCACCTATGGAAGCATGGACCAAACCACTAGAGGTAAACACCAAATGGGTAGTATAAATGGCTAAAAAAATTAATGCAGACAAAGATACAGAATTACTACATCTTGTTGAAAGTAACATACATGACAGTTTAGGGTTCATTGAATCTGAAACTTCTAGAGAAAGGCAACAAGCATTAGAATATTACTTGCGTGAGCCTTATGGCAATGAGGTAGCTGGTAAATCACAAATAGTGACTGGTGAAGTAGCTGAAGTGGTAGATGGTGCGTTACCACAAATCATGAAAGTGTTTACACAGAGTAGTAGAGCAGTAGAGTTTGAGCCAGTAAACGAAGGTGATGGACCTATAGCAGAGCAGATGACTGCCTATGCTAATCATATATTCTATAAAGACAACAACGGATTTGAACTAATGCACGATTGGTTTAAAGATGGGTTGTTACAAAAAGTAGGTGTAATAAAAGCGTACTGGGATGATAATAAAGATATCTCAATAGAAAAGTATGATTATCTTAATGAAGATGAATTAACTATGATTATGCAAGACGAGGAAATAGAAATCGTTGAGCAAGAAGAAGTAGAAGAATTCATAGAGCAAGAACCACAAGAAATAACAGACCCACAAACAGGTGAGTCCATTGTGATGGAAGTGCCACCTTTAGTTAATGTAACTTACAATATTAAGTGCAAAAGAACCAAAGACCATTCTAAAGTTAAGATAGAGAATGTAGCACCAGAAGAATTCTTAATAGACAAAAGAGCAGTGACAATAGAGGATGCTGACTTTGTAGCACAAAGAAAGTTAGTCACAAGGTCTGATTTAATTGCAATGGGTTATGATGCAAGTATCGTAGAATCTTTAGCCATTGGTGATGCACTAGATTACTCACCAGAAAGAATTGCAAGGTATAACAGAGGTGAAAGACCTTTTGATAATAATGACTCTGATGATTCAGCAATGCAGTTGGTTGAATACTTTGAGTGTTATATAAGAACTGATTTAGATGGTGATGGAATAGCAGAAAGACATAGAATCTGTTATGCAGGAAACGAAGTATTAATGAGTGAGGAATGTGATTATGTTCCTTTCCACAGTGTTTGTCCTATTCCAATTCCACATAAATTCTTTGGTCAGTCACTCGCTGACAGAGCAATAGACCTACAGTTAATCAAGTCTACAGTTACCCGACAAATGCTAGACAACTTATACTTGACTAACAACTATCGTATAGGAGCAGTAGAAGGACAAGTTAATTTAGATGACTTACTGACATCTACAGCAGGTGGTGTTATCCGTATTAAGAATCCTAATGCGTTAGTACCTATGACAGTGCAAAGTAGTGCAAGTCAATCATTCCCTATGTTGGAATACCTAGACTCTATACAAGCTAAACGCAGCGGTGTATCAGATGCACAGCAAGGACTAGACCCTAACCTACTACAAAATGTGACAGCGACAGCAGTCAGTGCTATGACTTCTGCATCACAAGGTAAGCTAGAATTGATAGCTCGTGTCTTTGCAGACACAGGTGTGAGCACATTGTTCAAAGGTATCTTACAACTTGTTTGTAAATATCAAGACAAAGAAAGAATAATAAAAGTCAATAACTCTTTTATCCCTATGAACCCAAGAGAGTGGGAAACACAATATAACTTAACTGTTAATGTGGGATTAGGTACAGGTGGTAAGCAAGAGCAATTAGCAACTATGCAAATGATTCTTGCTAAACAAGAAGAAGTAATTAAAGAATATGGTTTAAATAACCCGTTAGTTAATATCAAGCAATACAGAGATACATTAGCCAAGTTTGTAAACATGGCAGGGTTTAAAGATGACAGTCAATTCTTGATGGAGATATCAGAAGAACAAGCTATGCAAATGGCTAAACAAGAAGCAGAAGCTCCACCAGAAGAAGATAGCAATACTAAAGCAGCTAAAGTTCTAGCAGAAGTAGAAAGAGAAAAAGCACAGATGAAGATGCAAGAACAAATGGCTAAACTAGAATTAGAAAAGCAGCAGATGGAACTTAAAATGCAAAAAGAAATGCTTGAGCTTCAACAAGAAAAAATGAAGTTTGAGCAAGAGATGGCATTGAAAGAACTGGAGTTAGCACAAAAGACACAAAATGATTCTAACAAAACTAGACTAACTGAATCTAAAGAACTAATTAATGCTTTAGATAAAATTAAGAATATAGCATCATGACAAAAACAGAAGCATTTAAAAACTTACTACAAAGTCAAGAACTATTAGACGAGGTAGAAGAAATGAAAAAAGAATTAACAGACATGATTGTAAATTCTGATGATGATGAGAAAGCAGTAAGAGAAGCAGCTTATCTACGAATTAAAACAATTAACGAACTCATGGCTCGTTTTGAATCTATCGCAAAGAATGATGAGATTAAAGACAAGGCATGGAAAATAATATAGGCATTTAGCCTGTATGGGAAAGCCACACCAAGATGGCACAAGGAAAGAAAAATGAATGATGAAACCATGACTTCCGAAGTATCGGAAAGTGGAAATCTAACAGTAGCAGATGCAGCTTCACAGATTGAAGGTATGTTATCTACTCCAGAGGACTCCACAAAGGAACAACCAGAAGCAGTAGAAGAACAAACTGAAGTAGCTGAAGAAGTAGAGGAAGAAGAAGCAGAACCAGAGGTTGAGTTTGAAGAAGAAACTGAAGATGATACCGAAGAAGAAGCTGAAGATGAATCCGAAGTTGAAGGCATTGAGGAAGAACAAACTTTCACCATTAAAGC